TCATTGACGACCCTTTGAAAGAGTTCAGTTTAGTTGGTATTCAAAGGGTAACAGATTGGTTCTTTGGAGACATGATTCCAACCCTTCACCATACTGCTAGTTTGAGAATGATAGGAACTCCTTTTACATATACTGATATTTTCTCACAATTGGATGAGAATGAGGCTTATACAGTTAGAAAATATCCATGCTTTGATTCAATGAATACACCGCTATGGCCAGAAAGATGGGACCATGATGCCCTTATGCAAAGAAAAGCAGAAATTGGCTCACTAAAGTTCACAAGAGAATATTTATGTATACCTGTTTCAACAGGAACAGCCCTATTTACTCAATCTTACTTAGAAGATGCTAAAAATAGAGATGCTATACTTAAATTAGGGCATCGAAAGGATAAAGGATATAAGTATTATGTTGGAGTTGACCCTGCTATATCAACAGATGGAGACTACAATGTAATAATGGTATTAGAAGTAGATGATGAAAAGAATAAAACCATTGTTCACGTTGATAGAGCCAAAAATGTGCAATTTAGAGAAAATATTGACAAATTGCGCTTAATTGGAAAGATTTTTGAGCCAGAAGTAGTGCTTTATGAAACGAATACCTTCGCAAAAGCCTTCACACAGGAATTAAGGGCAGTTTCAGACTTAAATGTTCGAGATTTTGATACCACACGCCGTAAAAAGCAAGAAATTATCCTAAGTCTCCAAATGAACTTTGAAAATGCAAAGATTCACTTGCCTTATGGTGATAATAACAGTAGAAGAACGACTTCTGCACTCATTGAGGAGTTATCTATGTTTTCAATTACAGAATCCGGCAAGTTTGAAGGAGTAGGGGCGCATGATGACCTCGTAATGGCCCTTGCCTTAGCAAATGCGGCCTCTATGGTGGCTTCCGAAGCGTTTATGCTCCTTGACGACATGGAGATATTTGATGGCCCAGAAACGCCCCCATTGGGTGTTCCGCAGGGTATTATGGGGCTTAATTTTTAGGACATGGTGTTATTATGGGTGAAAGAGCAGAAAGCCTTCATGAGTTAGCAGAAGAAGTGGAAGATGTTGAAGATAAGGAATCGGAGATAGAAGTATTAAGTGATTCTATGGGCAAATGGATTAATAATGTTCCCATTAGAAGTCATGATGATATTGTTAGTCTTTATGCTAATGAATATGATATGAATCTAACTCAGGCTAGGAAACAGTTATCTGATTACCCTCTTAAATATGAAATTCAAGGTAATAACATTCCTGATATTATAAAAGAGATGCGTTACTATAGAAGGACTCTTAAGGGCGAAACTAAAATTAAATTTACTAAAGGAATTGATAATTTAATCGATGGTTATTCTGATTATTTGGATAAATGTATAGATAGCGTTTATTGGGTTAGAAAGTATAAGATTCCACTTAGAAAAATGAATTACAATGAATATGATTTAAATAAACTTAATGAGATGAAAAGCGAAAGTAATAGAAGAAACATCATTGATTGTTTATGTAAATATTGGGAAGCAGATTTGGATAGAAAAGATATAGGATATAATTCTGACTATTCTAGACTAACGAAGGAAATGAATGGCTTAAAAAAGCAATTCAAGCAATTATTAAAGCAAAGCCTCATAAGCACTTCCCCCAAAGACGATATTAAGAAGGCCATCCTTAATTCAGTCTGTAACAATCCCGGAATTTCTTCTCGGCAAATACATGATTTGTTGCCTAAAAAACTTCAAGATAGAAGTTCCCCTCAGATAATAGCAAAGATGGCTAGTGATGAAAATATAACTAATGTTGATGGTTCATTTTACAAATTAAATGATGATATAAAAAAGGACATATATGCATACACAGCGGCATTTATTGATTCCGATGGTTATATCACTATGGATAAAAATTATAATCCAAGAGTTGGAATGGTAGCAACAGGAGAAAGAGGCAAAGCATTTATGTTAGAGATGCATAAATCATTGGGAATAGGTAGATTACATTTAGACCAAAAATCACCACAAGATACTAGACCTGTAAATAGATTGAATTTCTATTCTGCAGCAGATGTAGGACAGTTATTAGGAAAATGTGAGCCACACTTTAGAATGAAAGGACCTAATGCAAAATTATTACAAGAACTAATAAAAATTAAGAAACATGATAAAAAGAAATCATGGTATAAAGATAGATGTGCAGAACTATTTAAGTTAATGAAGTATTATAATCATCGTGATAACACAAGATTTGATTGGAAAGAGTGGGATATTGATATTGATAATATTCATAAGTTAGAAAACAATTCTAAGATGGAGGTATGATGAATGGCAGAAAGAAGAATGTTTGATGTTAGGAGATTGTTTAGAAGACAAACTCCTAAACCTCAAGATAGAAAGGTGTTTAATCCCGGAATACAGGAGAAAAGTACATCTTATATGATTACTACTCCTATATTATACCATGTAGCACAACAATCTGTTATAGTTAGAACTTGCACTACACAATTGAAAAATGAAATTTTCAGGAGAGGTTATAGATGGGAAGGTAGGTTTGATGAAAAATGTCAGGACTGTGGTAAGAAACACCAATCTCCTGTTGATGAATGTATTGATTGTAATTCTCCTAATTTAGTTAAACCAGATAAAGGCCAATTAAAGTATGCTCATAAATTTTTGGAGAATTATATTAATAAATCTGAACAAATGTTTATTGATGTTCTTAAAGAATTAGAAGATGATTTGAATATTATGGATGATGCTTATATTATTTTAGTCAAGGAATATTATATTGATGCTAATTCTGAAATTAGAATGCATAAGGTTAAAGAAATTTATCGTGGTGACCCTGTTACTATGCATATTTATTCTGATGAACATGGGCAAAAAGGTAATGCTGGATATACTTGTATAAAACATAGAGACCAAATTAGTGTTGAATCAACTGATGATTGTGAACTTTGTCAAGGTAAATTATATCCTATACATTATGTGAATCGTGTGCATGGTGAAGAACAATATTATTTGAAAGGGGAAGTATTACATTTCAGTAAGTATAATCCTAGTAGGCTTTATGGGTTGTCTCCTGTTCTTACATTATGGAATCATATTACAACACTTATTGCTATGGAGAACTATGTTAATTCTTCATATTCCAAGAGTAGAATGCCCAGAGGATTGTTAGCAGTTCAAACTAGAAATATTGATTCCATGAAATCCTTTTGGCGTGGAGTCAAGGAGAAGATGGAACAAGACCCGCACTTCATTCCTGTTATGGGTATTGAAGCAGAAAATGGGAAAGGTTCTATTGAATGGATTAAATTCTTAGATAGTCTAAAGGAGATGGATTATGTTGCTGTTAAGGATGACTTAAGAGATAGAATTTCTGCCTTCTATGGAGTTAGTAAAATATTCATGTCAGACAATTCTGCTAGTGGTGGATTGAATAATGAAGGCATGCAAATCCTTGTAACGAACCGTGCAGTAGAAATGGCTCAGACAGTATGGAATGAATATGTATTACCATTTATAACTGCCGAGTTTGGTGTTACTGATTGGAAGATAGTGCTTCCTCCTTCTGAAGAAGAGGATGCAATAGCCAAATTGAGAAAGAGGGAGATAGAAGTTAATATTGCATCTTCAATAAAGAATCTAGGGTTTGAAATAGACATGGATGATAAAGGAAAATTCAAATATAAAAAAGAAATGCCTGATATACAGCAAGGTGGTGGTGGTGAAGGAGAAGAAAATAAACCTGACCCGTATGCTGGAACAAACATTGACCAAGCACATATAGGTGAAATGATGGAAGGAGGGGGAAAGCCAACACAGGCTGAAGCGGGAAAACCGGAGAAGGTAGCGGCAACGCGGAATAAACCATCCATGAGTGAAGGCCCAGACAAACGATTCACAGGATTACCAGCAGAAGCAGGTAATCAAAATGTTGATAAAAGAACCGAAAGGAGGATACCTTAATGAGTGAAAAGAAGTCAGTAAATGATTTAGAGAAAGAACTTGCTAGAGCAAGAAATAAGGAGAGGAACGAAATAGTTGAAACAAAGAATAGAAATTTTGATTATATTGGACCAGACCCTAATAGTGTAAAGAAGAAGAAACCCGGAATGGCTGATATACCAGACTATATTGGGCTACCAAAGAAAGCAAAGAAGCGCACAGAAAATAAGTGGTGATTGAATGAGTTTTATGGATATACTATTGAAGTCCAATAGTAAATCTGTAGAAGATATTTTAAAGCACCAACTGATAATAGAAGAAATTAAAAAACAACTTACTGTGCAAGAATCTATTATTCAATATGTAGAGAACAATAAAAGAAAATGGGAAATAGAATCCAATAGTAAACTTGGTAGAGTTATTTCTGCTAGGAGATTGAATGCTATATTTGATAGGGTAAAAAGTGAATCAACAGAAACTCAATTAGATACTACTGATGAAAGTCTATTTTTCACAGAACCTAAAAGAAAAACTGATGCTATTCCTAGTACAGAAAGAGTTTCCGCTTCTAGCAGAAAGGGTAAAACACTTATGGTAGATGTTTTGTTAAAAGTAAGTGAAGTTCTTAAGAAAAGTGAGGATGAAAACGCAGAAGAAGTTGAAATAGTGTTAACATTGAGAGCCTTTATTGAACCGGGGCGACAAAGAGATAAGGCTAGAGACTATTCTGATTTAGAAAAAGAATTGAGAGGAAAAAATGGATTAATTTCTAAACTAAGAAAAGGAAGAAATGTTCAAGGTAATAATAGATACATGAGTAGATTATTATTATTAGGATTGTTTAATGATAAATTTTTATTGAAGTTAGGAAAAGCAATTCAAGATGATAATCAAACTAAAGCATTTCACCCAACTTTATGGAGTGACTTAAATAGTGGAGACCCTACAGGAATAGACTTATTGAGAGATTTTCTTAGAAGTAGAAATGTAGCGGTTCCTAATATATCACAGATGAAGGACTTTCATAGACAATTAGTATCTGGTAATATATTAAATGTGTCAACTAGAATTAGTCAATTGGTTAAACAAAAAGAAAATCCTGATGACACTATTTATGACTTTTCTAGTGAAAATGTAGTTAATCAAGATATAAAAAAGATTAAGGAACATGCTAATATTATTATACAAAGAATTAAGCCTAGATTAGATAAATTTAAAGATGAATCAGGTGGATATACTGATATAAATCATGAGACTGAAATATATGATAGAATACAAGGTAGAAGTAATAGACAACTTGCTCAAATAGATTTTGATGAAGAATTTGGTAATATAGTTGAAACTGATATTGGTGCTATAGAAAACTTATGGGAATCTTTAAGTGAAATAGTAGAAGTGTTAGAATTTATAGAACAACAAACTAATATTCAAATTAATAGAGATGAAATTAATGATATAAGACAAGAACGCTTTGACTTGATAAATTCAATTAGTAATTATATGAATTATGTTCAATCCCATGAAAGGTTAAAGGAAAGACAAGAAATAGGTAGAAGACAATTAGCAGATGATGCAGAAGAAGCAGAAGGAGAACCTGTTTCTGCGTTAGACCATTTAAAAAACCAATATACATATCTTAAAACTAGATTAGCAGAATTACCAACTAGAGGATTTAATAAAATAAGAACAGAAAGTGAAACCAATCGTACTAATGATAGACTTAATGAAACAAGAAAGAATATTATGGAAATCATGAAGGACATGGAAGATAATAGAGAAATAGTAAATGCTAAAGAAAAATATCAAGAAATCATGAGTGAGTTAGGGGATGAAGAAGAATGAGTTGGCAAGATATTATTAAAGCGAGAAGAAGGGTAAGTCGCAGTATATTATCCATTGCTATAAGTCCTGCTGAACCGGCATTATTACAAGTGCTATTATCAGGAATAAATATACCGGGGGTTGATGCTACTAAAACCCCGGAACCAGCAGAACATATGGAAGATGGATTATTTTGGAGTTTTGTTCTAGGCAGCGAGGCAGAGTTTTATAAAAATGTGGATTTGATAAAAAAGAGATTGAAAGACTTGAAAGGCGCAGGTGTTATTAAAGGAGCAGAGATTCAAATGAATGAGGTAAGAGTATGAGTTGGGAAGACATTATTAAAGTAAAAGCAAAAAAGAATAGATTTGGCTATCATGTTGAATCTGAAGATATAGAAGAATCACATAGGGCTTTGGCTGAAGAAATAGATAATAATGAAATAAATAAAGAATCAAGTCCATTGTTAGAAAAATTAGACCCTAAGAAAAAGAAACGACTCAAGAAAATATTACAATCTACCCAACCAAGTGAATATATGGGCCAAGATTTCACTAAATTAGGGAAATTGATTGATGAGTTAAAAGATGCAGGATTAATGAAAACTAAAAAAATGCATAAGAAAATGAAGGCTATGGATGAAAAAAATGTGTCTATGGTTGCTACTGCATCTGAATTAAGAAAAGATTATGAAATTCTATACCGTCAACTTAGAGGGATGGTATATCCAAAAAGTAGAGGCGATTTAGGAGAAGAGAAAGATGAGTGAAGAAAGTGAAATGTTACTACTAATGAAAGAGTTAGTAGAGAAAGTAAAGAACTTAGAGGCGGCGGTGTATGATAAAGATAATATCTTGATGAAGTCAGGATTTGTTGTTACTAATACACCAACTCCATCTATGGGTAATGATAATAATCCAATTGGAAATGATATTTCTAAGATGGATTGGAAAGATATTAACGATATGGTTAATAGAATAGAAGGTGGTTATTGATGGTTGATAGAGTAACTAAGGAAGAGAAAGCAGTAGAATTAACAAAGAAAGCGGCAGAGAAGGCTATTGAAATCTTGAACGCAAATGATTTCAATGAAGATGATTTGACAGGTGAAGAAGTTAAATTAACTAAACCCAAAGCAGAAAAGGTTACTGATGCTAAGGGAAGCGATGAAGAAAAAGTAAAGATTAGAGATGCTATTGGAAAGACAGACTTTAAAACTCAATTATTAGATTAGGTGAGTATATGCCGTTGTCAGGAGTTGAGTTTGAAAAGAAAACGGACTATCTATTTAAGAAAGTCCTTGATTTCTATGAAGATGTTAGATTTAAATTTCTGTCAGCAAAAGAAGACCCTAAAGAATATGGTAAAGAATGGGAGAAATCTGTAAAGAAGATAAGAGAAGATTTTGATGGACTTAGTGAGTTTTCTCAGAAAATTAAGGATGCGTTAGATGAAGATGTTGTATTTAGTAAAGAAGCATTGAACCCCGAATCTAGTAAAGCAGAACAATTGTATAATGATATAAAACTTATGCGCTTTGAATCTGATTCAATTAATGACCCTTTTGGAAAACAAATGGGTGAGAAGGTAATTGAAACTTTAGAAGGGAAACCTGCCTTATTTGCTCAATTTGTTCATTATGCTTTGAGAAACCATTCCCACTCTATACCTGAGAGTGCATGGGAAAAACATGATTTAGAACCTGATGTTATAACAGAAGGAGCAAAAGGTTTAGATTTGCAAGTGTCTGATATTCCTTTGTATATTATTGAACATTATGGTGATGATGTTGATACTAGTAGAGTTAAAGGTAAATTTAAGGGAGCATTAAAACTACTAGAGAAAGTATATTTATCTACTCATACTGAAGAACAATGGGATAAATTAGTAGAAATTGTTTTGAAAAAAGAGGAGAAAAGTGAAGAGGAGAAAGAGGATATAGATTTTATTATTCCAAATAAGCCAATGTATAGAATATTTGAAGTAAAGGATATTAAAGAACTAAAAGGTTTTAGTGGTGAATGGGTTGTTCAAGAAAAATATGATGGTATTAGAATACAATTGCATAAGGTAGATAATAAAGTTAAAATTTATACTTATAATGAAAAAGATATTACTGAAAAGTGTAAGGATATTGCTGAAATAATGAAACAGAAAAAGTTTGGTGATATGATTTTAGATGGAGAATTAATATTGTATGATGATAAAGACCCTTTGCATAGAGCAGATACTATTGCACATTTGTTTAAAAATAAATATCCTGATGCTACATTAAAGGCAAGAGTCTTTGATATTATGAATCATGATGGACAATCATTATTAGATTCTACATTAAGAGATAGAATTAATATTATGTTTTATCAGTTATCCTCCTTGTCTGATGACCTTTTAAGTTTCCCTTCAAAGAAGAATACTAGAATTGCAGATTCACTCAAAGAGATTGAAAAGTATGCTAAAGATATTATGGAATTACCAGCATCAGAAGGAGTAGTAATAAAAGACATTGAATCAACTTATTATGTTGGAACAAAGAAAAACCCAAAATGGATTAAGTGGAAGAAGTTCGTTGATTTAGATGTTATAGTTTTAGAGAAGAATAAAACCAAATCTGATTTATATTCATATGTTCTAGGTATAGGCCCACTAACAGGAGAAGAGGCTAGAGAATATGGAGGTACTGAATTGGATGGTAAAACATATTTGAAGGTTGGTAAAGCATTGAATACAAAGCAGAAGGTCGAAATAGGTTCTATTGTTAGAGTAAAGGTTGATGAAGTTAGAAGAAAAGGTAAAGGGTTTAGTTTATATTCTGCTAAGGTAATTGAAATACCCGAAGTGGAACATCCTGAAAAATTAGTTACTATGCTTTTGTTATCAGAAGATGGTAAGAAAACTCTTAAGTATGAAGTGGAAGAGGCTTTATTAAAATATACAATTACAGATGGAATACATGGTACGGCTGAAATAATATTAAAAACTGATACTGATGGATATACTATTTATGGTTTCGATGGAGATTCTTTAATGGAAAAGAATGCATTGATTGATATTGATGTTTGGAAAGAAGAATTACAAAAGATATACAAATCAAAAAGTGGTAAAGCAAGAGTGGTATTACATAATTATTTAAAGCAAAAAGATGATAATAGAAAAGGAGTAAATTTGAAAGATATTTTTGAAAATGCTGAAAGACAAATTCCTATTCTAGTTGACCAATTATGGGATGGAAATGTTACAAAAATGAAAAATTGGATGAATGACTTTGATGAATTTATCCAAGTAAATCACAATAACTATACTTATAATGATAAGGCAATAATTAAAGATTCTACAGAACTTTCTAAAAAGGGCCGATACAAACTTTATGTTAGAAAAGATGATAATTTAGATTTAATAATACAAGTAAATGATGAAACATTTGCTTGGACAATTGATATAGAAGACAATGAAGATATTTATAATCTATTTGGAAAAGCCGGTAAATTTCCTGCTCAAGTGTCTAATAAAACACAAAAGGAAAAACTCTTAGATAAGGGTGAGATTATCTTAGGGGTTCAAAAGCATGGTTATCATGAATATAAGATTGATGGTAACAAGTTTAAGACTAGACTACACTTTAGAGTCGTACCTGTGAAGGGTGAGGACAAATGGTTAGTTTGGACAGGATACAAGCAGAAGATGCTAGATACAAATGAAGACGCTGGTATATGGGATATTAGTGAAGATAGGCATAAAAATTTAGGTATGTCGTTTGCGGAATGACGCTCACTTGATATAGTAGGGGGAACAACATTGTCTGTGTCAGAAGGTGTTTTACTCAAATCGAAAGATAATGGGACATTTGACATAATTAAATCAGATGATTTAGTAATTGGTGGATATGCTTCAATTGAGATAGTAGATAAACAAAATGACTTAGTTACATTGGATGCATTGGAAACAGCAGTAACTAAATATATGAATGAAAAGAAATATAGAAATGTAATGTCAAATCATTCAAATGTACAAGTCGGAGAAGTAATTCCTAAGTATAGAGATAAACATGGTTTTCTTCATAAAACTCAAGTAGATGATATAGGATTTTATGTTGTTATTAAACTTAGAGATGACATAGAAAAAGCAAAAGAAATTGCTAGAGGAATAAGAAAAGGAACATTGCGTTCATTTAGTATTGGTGGTCAAGCACTCAGTAAGAGAAAGAAAAGCAATGATGAATTAGGTCAATATAACGAAATTGATAAACTAGAACTCCACGAAGTCACAATTTGTGAGAAAGGAATAAATCCAGAAGCAAAATTTGACATTCTTAAACAAGAGAGAGGAGATGAAAAAATGACCGAGAGATTGGAAAAAGCGTTAGAAGAACTGAATGAGTTGATGGGACAAGTCAACGAATTGAGGAAGGAAGAAGACGAATACTCGGAACCAGCAGAACCGAAAGAAGAGGAGGAAGACTTTGATTTGGAGAGCATGGATGCTCAAGAAGAAGAATCAGAAGAGACTCCTGATGATTTAGAATATGCTGATTTCGATGATTCGGAAGAAGAAGAAAAGATGCGAACAGGACCAGAAGGCCCAGTTGAGCATGGATTTGATGAAAAAATGGAGGCTGGGAAGAAACATTCTCAGATGAGCCAATTAGGACAGGTAACTAAGGAGTGGAAGAATGATGAATTCGCCACTTTAAACCTTAGCCCAGATAATGTGGAGAAAGCATACGAAGCATTTAAGGCAGAACAAATGGAGAAGATGGCATATGATTCGCTAAAGGCTCAGTTTGCTGGTAGGTTTAAGTCAGAAACAAGTGTCCGAAAAGAAGACATTGCTAGAAGAGAGTATAATGCTAAGTCTGAGGTTGAAACCCTTAGAGAAGAATTTGCTACTCTTAGAAAGAGTCTGTCAGAACAGACAGAAACGATTGCTAAGTCCCAAGAAGTTGAAATACCAGCATTTGATGTTGCTGATATGTCATGGGGCGATATACACAATCTAGTTAGTGAGTATGAAAGGTGAAATAAATGAGTGGATACATTAAAACAATGAAAGACTTGGAAGCCGCTACCTATGGAATTAGGGGCGGTGCAGGTAACGCACTTCTAAAGAGTGCGGGTGTTGTATCATGGGGTTCTTCAGGAACAGGCCATGATACAGATGTTGCCGGTTTATCCGGTGCAACAGGATTAGCCGACCTTTACAATGTAGCGTATGGACAAAAAGTTTGGTCAATGCTTAACCAAGAGGTTAACGCATTGGCTATGCTTGCTAAGAGGCCATATACTACAAGTGGTTGGAGAATACTGAAGAGTAGAGCAGAAGGAGGCTCCGGTGGAACCTTTGATGTGCAAAAGAGTGGTGGCTCAACATCGAGAGGTGTTGTAGCCCCAAGTGCAGATAATATTGGTGGTGTTGCTGAAAATGCATCACTAGGAAGCGGTAATGATATACCCGCTATCACACCAGAGTATGCTAAACTCTATACAAGCCCAAAGACTGTGGCTCATTTGTTTGAGTTTTCAGAACTTGCGCTTGAAATGGCTAAGATTGACGATGGCGTTGGTGATTTGCGCTCTTTAATCCGTGAGGATATGGGTAAGCACCACGCTGAAGTGCAGAATAAAATGTTGCTAATGCCATTGGAGCATTATGACCAAGAAAAGGCAAGTGGAGTAAACTCGGTTAATATGAACCGTAACTACACATCGCTGATGAAGGTTGTTGCTTCAAGTGCTGAATTAGAGGCTATGGTTGATGCTTCAATGCTGGATGATTCTACATCTAGCACTGGAGGACTAACTGCAACTCTAAGCACCATATATGGTGACACAAGCAGGCAATTGGTTAGCAATGCATACAATGAATCTTTCTTGGATGCAGAAGTAGATTATGGAGCAGGTTATGCCGCCGCAAATGCGCGCATTCTAACCCTAACCATTCTAAATGACATGTTGAGAAGGCTTCGTCAGAATGGCGGAAGTCCAAAGGTTATCCTAACCGGCTATGATACTATACAGCATCTTGGTGACTTACTACAAGCACAAGAAAGGTTTATGGATAGAAAGGAAGTTATCCCGACACACTCAGGTGTTAGGGGTGTAAAGGGAAGCGAAGTTGGCTTTAGAGTGGCAACATACTTTGACATACCCATTATTCCTTGTAAGGATATGCCCAAGACAGGAAACCATGCTACTGCAAGCGAGAAGTTGAGTGACCTATTGATACTTGATACAGACCATCTGTGGCTAAGTGTCCTTAAGCCAACTCAATACTTTGAGGACGGAATTGATAACGGAAACCCATTTGGTGTTGGAACACTCGGTAACCAAGCAATGTATAGAACCATTGCTGAAACCGGCTGCTCTTTCTTTAAGGGACAAGGTAAGATAACGAACCTCAAGAGTGCATGAAGGTGATTAAGCATGGCATTAGCATATACAGTTACTAACCTAGCAGACCATAAGGGCATTACTGCCCCTAAAGTTGTTGGCGATGAATATGTAGTTGATGCATTAGTGGATATAACATCGGGTGTTGCGGCAGGAGGAGTTATTCCTGCCCCAACATTCGGTTTATTTGCTATTTCTGCTGTTAGCATTACAGGTTATGATAATGCTAACGCAGTCCAACCACAGGTAGAATGTAGTGCTACGGGAGCATACGAGTCAGGAACTTCCGTTGCATTTATGGCTACATCTTTGGATGGTACAAATGCTACATTGGCTAATGATGCAAACTTTGGCTCAATACGAGTTAGAGTTTGGGGCAACCTTTGAGATAAAAAGTTACGATTGTGGCTCAATACCCCCTTAATTGGGGGTGTTGGGTCACTCTAACTTTGGTCATGTTGAGTGGAACATTTCAAATTGACACATTAAAGCGTAATGCTTGGTATAAGGTAGACGAACCCTTATATCCTATTGCGACCTCGACCTATTCGTGGGGGCGTGAGATAATATGAGTGGCTGTGCGAATACAGGTTTACATCTATTTACAGAATCAGGCAGTAGTGCTGATAGTGTGCAATTGATAACAGGAAGAGCAAGAATAAAATCTATTAAAGTAAGTAATAATGGAACGACAAAAAATGTATTAACATTTTACGATGGGACTAGTAATAGTGATACTAAAATTCATCGTTGTTTTGTTGGGCAAATAGAACAGAACTTTGATTTTGATTTACATGGGGCAATAGTTGCTAATGGAATTTTTGTTGAAGTTACAGGCTCTGGAACTAAAGCAAATGTTTCATGCTCCATACAATATAGTTGAGTGAGTAAATGCCAGCATTAGAAAAGGACACTAAGTTAGTGATGACCATACTATTCGTAGGCGCAATAAGCGGCACGAATGTATATTTCTATGCTAAATATGGGGATTTAATTTCGTTTAATGAATATGCACACGCATTAATCTTTGGGTTAATGACAGTAGGCGGCATATTGGTTATGAAAGCGTTATTTGATTTAGCAATAAATGACAAGATTGAAACATTCTTGTTGGATAGAAGAATAGCAGCCTATTGGAACAAAAAGAATAGAGACGAACAACAAAGAGATAGGATTAGACAAAGTATGAATCAATATAATCCATTGCAAGCACAGTATGTGCCTACACCACCAATGACGATGGAAGATTCTACAAGAGTACCTACTTCTTTCTTAGCACAAATAGAACAGTAGTGAGGTAAATGCTTGAAGCAATAACAACTGGCTTTAATGAAACAACATTAGCATACGATTTGCAAAGAGCGCATTCGGCTGATATTTGGTTTCTGAGGGCTAGATATACTTTTTGGGGAAGCGTATCAACCATTAGTGGTTTTCTTATAGGCCATGCTTTACCTTCTTTTGGATTGAATCTCTACCATGAAGCGTGGGAGGGCTTCGTAATATTTACTAATACATTATTTGGGTGATTAAATGTCATTGATGACGGGTTTCGTTATCATAATGATGGAGAAAGCCGGAGCATTTTGGAGAAAAGTTCATGCAATTCACAATCAAAACATCAGATGTAGGAGGAGAAACACTTTATTGGGGTGAATGGCTCAAAGATATGAGAACTAGAAGAGTCAAATATATTATTTTCATGATTGATGATAGACACATGGATAAACATTATGATATTGAACAGCAGTTATGTTGGACATTTTTAGTAGATACAATATGTTCTCCTTATTGGGATGCGTTAAATAAAAAGCACCGAAAGAAATCACATGACTATCCAATTGCAGTGGGTCTATGGGCAAACAAGTTTGATTTATGGAAAGATAAATATCCGTATAATGATATACAAAGTCACCCAATATTTGAATCGTTCAAAGATGGAATGTCAAAATTAAATGATAGAGGAATACCCTGCTTCAAATACATAGTAAGTGCGAAATCAGATTCAGAAATGGTATATCGAGGAATAGCAACAATGGTGGATGATTATTAATGAGTATGCATTACCAACCCACTAGTTTAATTGGCGCATCTAACGCTAGTGCCGCTAGTCCATTTCTACCACCAATTAAGTTTGCTAGAGCCGCAGGAGGAATAATGACGCATGACTATCTTAGTAGTAAACCAAAGAAACAAGTCAAGGAAATGATAAAGATACTTTGGCCGGAAAAGAAGAGGTTCATTAAATTACCATTTGGATTCAAATTTAATACAAGAGATAGATGTGTTGTGTGCGGCACTCATAAAAGATGGGAAGCAGATGACCCAATGAGACCAACAATTCCACTTCATAAAGTTCGTAAAGGTTATCCAATGAGAGGAACCTATTGTGATAAACATTCAGGTTTACATCGTCAATATGAAATGTTAGAACAACAAATTATTGCTGATGAACACGGTTTAGAATTTAGTTCATATTTACCAAAGCCTAAAATGCCCAAGATGTTACAATCCGGGCCATTAACCACATTAAGACAAAATGATGTTGAATCATTAGCAGCAATAGGATGGACAATTAGACCACCACAAATGAATACAGAATCTCCTGAAATAGAATTATTTAGGTTAACCCGTGAAAATCAGGTCATTAATAGTAGAATAACAACTTTAATGACTATGGGTACTAAAGTAGTTCCACAGGAAATAGAAAAAATTGAGGAAGAAACATGACTTGGAAAAAGATACTGAAAGAAATACGACCTGACCCAACTGCTGACCCTAATGATTCTGGTGCAACAGGGATTTCACCACAAACACATGGAGTTACTGGTGACCCTGTTTATGATATAACAGAACATACCAAATTCCCCGGAATGGAAGTGCATGGTTCAGCAGGTAATGCTAACATTGTAGCACCCGGAGATGCAGATGGAAAAATTGCTTCATTAATTTCATATTATGGTGAAGGATGGCAAAAGAAATCAGCCGGAGCAAATGACCGAGGACAATTTATAATAGTTAGACCTAAACAAAACAAACACGCCGAGTGGGGGCAAATGGCTCCCCGGACAATAAATAGGTGAATAAAATGGCGTGGAGAACAACAAATAGTACAATATCTAATCAGATAACAAATCAAGGAGCCGCAGATTTTAAGGCGGTAAATAATCTATTAACACTACAAGAAAATCATGTTGAAGATTTTTTCACATATCATGGTGAACAGTTTTTAACAGCAATGGAAAAGTTAATGGAAGATGTGATGGAAAGAGTAGTTAGTCAAATGCTAGTTAAATTGAAATTTGTATCTAATTCAGCAGGTGAAATGACAGTTCATACTGATGCACTAAGAGATTATGAAACTATTACCGCAGAAAATATTACATTAGATTTACAAATGCTTTTGGCTTCAGCATTAAATACTGAAGTTATTATGCAAAGAAAGATGGCTAAACAACAATATTTAGAATCACAAGGATTTTCCACACAGGGAATACCACAGCAACATACTACTCAACAAGTTGGAAATACACAAGGTTTAGACCCATCACAAATACAGGGTGGGAGTGCTAGTGTTTCTGCCAATAATATGATGCATCAACAACAGCAAGCGTTTAACAATCAATCGGGTTATCCAATACCGCCTCAAGGATATGATACTATGAATAACCCATATTGGATTGACCCGATGACTGGACAACCAACATATACACCTCCTAATAGTGGATTAGGGTTAGGACAAGCAATTAGCAAAGGTTTAGCATGGGCTTCGTGGTTGGCTTGATTAATGAGTGAGATAGATGACCCTACTCTTAAAACAAGATGATGAAATAGTAATTCCTTCCTCATTTACTCACAATGGTAATTCTATTAACTCCATTTTTGGGGAAAGAATTATTCTAAATGAAACTGACATAACTGATGAGTGGGAACACCCACTTTTCAAGGCTATGGTTAAGTTTCTATTTTCACCTGTATCGGGTGATAACCAAAACTATTCTAATATTGAAAGATATTTGGATGAATTTTTAAGTGTTTCATATATGAGGAATGCTGCAGAAGAAACAGATGGAATGGAAATAAATTCGGATGAATATAAAAGACATATAACTGAAATGTGGAAGAAACTTAGTGATATGCCTATTGGTGATTTATTAATTGGTACTAAAGAACATATTGGAGTAAATACTTTTGGTAAAGAAAAAACTTCAGGTCTTGATTATACGATAAGATTAATGCCAGCCGAGGGTAAAGAGCAGACATTAAAAAATATAAATCTTACAGATGAACAAGAATCATGGGAGAAAATGGTAGGATTCAAAATTAAACATTCTAAGTTAATAGAAGTAGCAAATGCAAAAGGTAAACATCGAGTGTATAGGGAATTCATTGATAATATAACTTCATCACCCAATACTTATAAGGACCACATTACTATAAAGGTATATCCTGATTTACAAAATGCAGCAAAAGAATTTAATTTGGGTTCTCAAAGAATGCAAAATGCACCAGCAAAAGACCTTAAATTATTCATTGATATAGAAATAGACTTTAAAAGCATGTTTGAAGAAGAAATGGCTAGGGATGATATTTTAGAAGGGATGCCAAAAAATGAATGGATGCCTCCTACTAATGAAGAATTCAATAGAATGCTTAAATCTAATATTGTAAAATTAGAAGATAAGAAACAATGGCCCGGTCATCCTTCATCTAAATATCAAAGAAAATTGCAAGAGATGCGAGAAAATCCTAAAGAATTAACTGAAGAAGAAGAGAAGAAAAAGAAAAAGGAATTGGACCGATTCTTTGGTGGGGGTTCTAAACCTGCTCATAAAAAAACTTCTACTAAGCAAACTGATTCTGATTGGAATATTAAAGAGCATTACCCTGCAATATTAATAAATAAAGAAACAGGTCAAGATAGAGAATTTACTGAAGAAGAAAAGGATTTATGGCAAGAAATTTTAGATGTTGTTCATGGTCTAGAAGAATCAGAAGAAGAATTTGAAACTCAAGAAGAAGAGGACTTTTATGCTCATTTTGAAGATGAATCTACACAAACTAGTCTAGAAGATTTAGATGTACAATCTCAAGTGAAAGAAGATGAGTCTGAACTTTGGTCTGAAGAAGTAGAAGAAGATGAAGAAGATGATGAAGAAGATGAAATGACAATTCCATTAGGTGAGCCTCATCATGAATTAATTGTTAATGCAGTAAAGTGGCAAATGCATCATAATCTTCAAATTGAACAATGGCAAGAAGATATTGTAGTTCAATATAATAAAAGAAAACAAGCAACAAGATTCAGAGAAACTGCTAAGATTCATGAAAAGAAAGCAGAAAAAATAGTTCATGCACCAATGGGAACTAAATCTCAGGCAAAAAGAATATTCAAGAAAGACCCCAAACAAGGAGAGACTCCTGAATTAGATTTAGTTAATGCTTATGAGATAGATGGTTCAGAAATACAATCGCTATTAAGAAGTTCATTAAACCCTTCCGAAGGAGTTATATTGAAATTAAGTATTTCTGGGTATTTAGATAGAGATGAAGCAACTAAAGAGAAAGGTGATAACACATGGGAGGATAAAGTATATGGTGTCTTTTATTTAACTGATGCAAAAGTGGAAAAGAAAGTAACATGGGGTTATAGTGGTGTTGTTACACCAAAAACAACAACAATAGGAGAACCGGGAAAAACTAAAGGAGCATGGTCACAAGAAGCATCAAAACCAAGTAGAGATGAAAAAGTGGGAAGAGGTCGTGATAAACCAACTATGGCTCATTCATCAATTCAACCCGGTGCTTCTACTCATGAAATCTCTGAACCTATTGACCCTCAAACAAAGGAACATAGAAAGACTGAACCTGAAGTATATTCTTCAATCGGAGAAGAGTATGCAGAAGAAACAGGTGAGCATAAATACCCAACAACAACAACATCTTATGATGAGGGTTTTAAATCTAGAGGAAGAAGAGGTGCATTAGATTTTGGTGGCGCAATGCGTGGTGAATATGGTCAACAGAAATACATAGTTTTAATGGGTTATTTAAGAAAACAATATAAAAGAATTGAGGAGATGATAAACAATGCCTAAGTTAAGTTCAGAA